CGATCCAGTAACAGAATTCCTCAACTTCGAGAAGCAAGCTTCTGGTTGGGGCGAGTTTGGTACACAAGTCGGTATAGCCGCTGGACTGGCAGTGGGATCCAAAGTTGTTGAAGATGTCTATCATAGAGTCGCAGGTGCGATTGATCGATCAAATAACTTCAAGAATATGATGGAATTCAATCCAGAGTTGAAGAAGGAAGATCGAACAAAAGTACAAGCTATCTTCAATACGCTACACAATGCCAGTCCATCTTTGGCTAGAGATCCACTAGTAGCGAACTCTTGGGTCAAGCGCATGATGTACCAGGACGAGTACATCGATCCTCGAACATTGAGTGATCTTGCTGCTACAGAACAGAGAATGTCACAGCCGCATACCGGGCTTGGACTTCAGGACATATCTCGTCAGGTATCTGGTGGAATGCAGAATTGGCGTAGCCAGCAGGAACAGTTGGCTCAACGTCAGAAGCATCATGAGGAGCAACAACGGTTTTCTGCTGGTGTTGAGGGAGAGAAGCAAAGACGTTGGGAAGCTGAGCAGCGGGTAAGCAGCGCGCAAGAGGCCGAACGTAAGCGCCAATGGGAAGCTACACACGGACAAAAGGGTACGGAAGCTGCACACGATCAGTGGCACAAGTATCAGCAGCAACAAAACTGGGAAGCGCAGCAAGCACACTGGAAAAAACAGCAAGAAGATTGGGCGAATAGAGGCTCGTCGTAGTGCGCCATGATCATCAAACAGTGTCAATTCTCGGGATGTGACAATCACGGTGTCCATGTTCACCTAGTTCATCCCGGTTACGACAATGAGCAGCTAGTCAAAACAGCTGCCGCCTCTCCTCCACAGCTTGAGATCATTCAACGACATCTGAAGAACATGAGTCGTGCCGATGGAGTGCTCTATACTTTGGTGAGCGCTCTCGGTGCTGGCGAATACTGGGGCTCGAATTCAAACGCAGATTGGTTTGGAACAGATGCCCTTCTACATGTTCCTCCCGACTGGGATTTGATGCCTGCTGATCAGCAGAAGCTGATGGGGCAGAAATGGCAGTGGGGCTACCCCACCTTCTACAATGCGTATGCGTACCAGCATCACGTGAACAAGGATCCAGCTAGAGCATTCGGAAGCATCGAGTACGTCCTGTGGGACTCTCGAATGAAGAGAGTGCTCTTGATAGTTGGGATAGATCGTCGTAAAGCACAGGAACTGGGTGCTCAAGGAGTTGTGGATCGGGTAGAGAATGGGGAGTATCCAGATGTCTCCATGGGATGCAAGGTCCCCTTCGATGTATGCTCGATCTGCGGGGATATGGACTTCCTTCGTCCATTCTTGGGAAAGCCTGCTGACATTGTTCGGATGCACAAGCAGAAGCCCATCCGTGGAGTCAGCACAACAACGGAAGAGTACTGCCAACATCTGAAGTTCGAGCTGAACAAGATCTATCCGGATGGAGAGCGTGTGATGATGCTCAACGTCCATCCGAGGTTCTTCGACATCAGTTTCGTGTTCATAGGTGCGGACAAGACGAGCAAGATGCTGGCTAAGTTGGCAGCCGGTCAGTGTCCGATAAGGTTGAGCGCACCGATCTGCAAGCATGGATGCACGCAGTGTAGGAACGGTGCTGTTCCCTCTCCTCATGTGCATGAGGTATGGTCGAGAGAGAAGGCTGCTTCCGATCCCATCGGGGAGATCATGATGGGAGTACCAGTTGCAATGAGCCACGACGATCAGTTTGCTTCCACTCTCAAAGCTCCTTACGTGGCGAAGCCCCTGACTGTGACCGCTGATATGGTCAAAGAGGCATACGGTGATTATGGCCTCGAGGAGTTTGAGGAGGAGCCTGGAGCTGCGGAACCAGTAGCCAACTACTTCAAGAGACGTGTTGGCGGAAGAATGATCAAGAAGTCGGAGATCGCCAAGAGGGTATCTTCGCACTTCGGTAGGTCAATGCCTTCCATCGAACATAGTGAGCCGGATATTCCACACCACATCCAAGACGAGATGGCTGAAGATCTTCCACACAGTCTTAGCTCAGCAGGGGGTTTGGGGATCGTAGTAAAGCCGCGAGAGTTCCAGAGGATGATGTTGATCTCTTCTGGACACCATGGCCTCGCCAATGATCTCGATGAACGTGGTATGTCATTCTGTCCGGGTGCTCCTATGGATCGTGGATTTGGTATAGCCGACCGGGTCATTCCCAGAATTCTGGAAGCGCTCATGCCGCTACTCCACGAACGTAGTTCTTTTGGTCCTGCACTCCACAAAAGGATTACAATAGTCATCAGTAAGTCTCCCCACGAGCATGAAGGGCACTCAACACACCATGTAGGTGGGGATCTCATGGATAAGATCAGTAGTGCCTATACATCGTACAGACGAGGATTGATCTACAAGACTGCTAGTCTTGTTTCTCAATCTTTGAATGAGAAACCTGAGATCTTGAATCGGTTGTACGGTGGTGATCTCATCAGAGCGTTTGGTGGGGGTCTTGTCAAAGCGGGGGGCAATGTGATGGAATCCTTGATTGGAGGCATGTTACCTTTGATCTACTTGAATCAGGCGCACTTTGGTGGACCTGTATCCGAGTACGTTCAAGGACACCTCGATCTTGATGGGCTTATCAAAGCAGGTGAGCTCGCAACTTGTGGCGGGTTGGCGTAGGTCCCGGAGGACCGAGGAATCGTCCTCGCCTGTTGGTTCGGAACTAAACACTCAGTAAGGGAGAATAGATCAATGAACGAGTTCCTGGCAGGCTACTATGGGACGGACGCTAACGGTGGCAGTGACGCGGACGATCTCGAGAAGATGGCTCAACTCACTCTCCTGGTCAAAGAGGCCGAGGAGAATGACATCGACATCTCTTCGCTCTCGGACGAAGAGGCCATGCAACTCGCAGAGGAGTTGTACGGTGATGATGGCTCCGATGCCGGTGAGCAGACCGGAGAAGAGGACCTCGAGAAAGAGGCGCAGGCCAAGTTCGAGGAGGCCGACTTCTTGGGTCGAGTGATGGCTCATTCCATGTGGCAAGAGCTCGACAACATCCAGAAAGAAGCTGCTGGTGTTGGTGAAGCAGTGCGAGCTGCTGCGTCCAAGGTGCGAGGAGCTACCACGGGCAGGATCGGTGAAGCCGTCACGAAGAGACTGCGCAAGGGTGGACTTGGAGAAACTGCCAAGAAGGTAGTGCACGCTGTCGGTGGTGGATTCCGGAAGGGATCGAGAACTGGCAAGACCTACGCGGCAGGATCAAAGCGTCTTGCTGGTGCTGCGGAAATCGGAACGACAGCAGCGGGAGCAGGTGCTCTTGGTTACGGCGGATACAGAGGCGTCAAGGCGCTTCGTGGGAAGAACAAGGAAGGATCCGCTCTCAACTCCTTGGTCGAGCAACGAGCCATCGAACATCTCGCAGCAGCCGGTTATGTCGATCAGCAGGGCAATGTCTACGCTCCTGCCGATGTCGAGAAGACGGCATCCAACAATGACTTCAACATGATGGTCGACAAGGCCGCCCTCGAGCTCCTCGAGCAGAACGGCTACCCGGTTCAGTGGCGGTAGTCGGACAAGTCGGAATATGGAGCTGATCATGCTGCACGCCTTGGTAGATGAGATGACGAAGATCTGTGCGGTCTCGTCACCGTCTATCAAGGCGCCACCTACTCCTGGTGGGGTGAACGGCAATATGAGTGCTGAGCCACAAGGACCAGTACCCATAGGCAAGATCACTGGAAAAGCACTTGGCGGCACCAATCTGATGAAGACCAACTACACTACTGTAAACACGAGAGCGCAGGCACCAGACATCGCTCTGACCTCTGAGCAGAAGGCTCTTACGCCTCCGGTGGTCAGATCGTAGGGAGGTCCAATATTATGGGACAATCTCTTTCCAGACTGATCGAAGCCGCGCTCCTTGACGGCAACGCCGGAGTGATGGAGAAGATCGCTCAGGAGGCCGAAGGCGAGGAAGCCGAGCACGAGAAGTGTGAAGAGTGCGGAAAGGCTGCCGTAGCCGGATCAAAGTTCTGCAAGGAGTGCGCATCCAATAAGGCCCGATCGGAAGAAAGGGCCAGTGGAATGAGTGAGGGAGAAGGTAGCGAGAAGACCTCTTCCGCCCGGATCGAAAAGCTCGCCTCGGCGGTAGAGTTCATCCGGGATAACTTCCTCTCGATCCAGATGCCCGTTGGACGGGTGAAGATGGCAGCTGATACTCCAGCTGATGTCGGACCCGGACAAGGCGCGAACGCTCTGGAGACCAATCTCAGGAAAGTGACTCCAGGCGAAGCTCCAGAAGGATTCGGCGAAGCCAAGGCAAAGAAGCCCGCTATGACCGTTCCTCTGGAAGTCGGTGCGTCACCGAATGCATCCGCAACCGCAATCCAAACGGATGCAAACAATCCACCGGGTGGACCTGGGGAGCAGCCCCAAATGATCCAGACTGGTGGAAGCGGTGGCGACAAGCCGCAAGCCAAGACTGCCAGCGTGAACCGAATCATGGACGCCATGATGAAAGCTGGCGGAGCAGCAGATGTCCTAGCTGGCGGTCTTGGTACCACTACACGAAGAGCCCGTGCAGCCAGAAAAGCTCTTGAGAGCGGTGAATTGTCTCTAGGGCGGGGTGGTGGGCTTGGAGCTGCAATCATTCCAAAATCGGCTCAGTTGAAGATAGCAGCAGATGATCAGGGCGAAGATCACAAGACGCTCGCCCCAAGAACTATGGATGTCACCACACCGGAAGACAGGCCCTCTGGTGTGGAACGCCCAGCAGAGGTCACCTCCCAAGAGAAGCATATCGGTTCGTCAGAAGCAGCGATCGACATGACGAAGCGAGAAGGCAAGGAGGTTCCGAAGAAGCGAATGGGCGATATCCTGAGTGAGCCGGCGCTTGCAGCGTCGACCGACTCAGCGCTTAGCAAAGCGTTGGGACCTCAGGTGGTCAATCAGGCTGGTGCCAAGATCGCTGCGGCACAAGCCCGAGTCCTTTTGCAGAAAGCCGCATCGCAGAAATGCACCTGCAACAAAACAGGCTCATGCGGATTCTGCAAGATCGCTTCAAAGATGGACCAGAAGCACACGAAGCAGGCTGGAGCTTTGTGGAAAGCTGGTCGCAACCCGAGCACCCGCGCTCGGTCGGTGTAGGAGGCGCCATGAAAAAGCTGAGTGCACAGAACGTGGTTGCCATCCTCTCCGAGGTACCCACTGCTCTTCGTAAGCTCGCATCAGAGCGAGATGGCTGGAAGGCTCGAGCAGCAAAGGCTGAGGGCCGTATCGCTGAGTACGAGCGAAGAGAGCAGGTCGAGAAGGTCGCAGCAATGATCATGGAGAAGAACCTGAGCAAGGGTCAGACCATGGACGAGCTGCGAACCACTCTCATGCAGAAAGCTGCTGAGGGAAAGCTCGGAGTGGTGGCCGAGGCAGTCAACATGACCGCGCGGTCCAACCCGCTTGGATACCTGGGCGAGGACCGAACGACCGGTGGCGGCGGCCAGGCTGAGGCAGTGTTCGAGAACGCTATCCTCGGCTGAAGCCAGGGTGATCTAACAAGGAACCTTGAACCGAAAGGGAGAATGATCGATGCCGTATGAGGCAACATTTCGTCTGCTCACTCCCGTTGCGATGGTGGAGAGGAAAGACTTCGTCGTTTCCAGCCGGAAGCTGCTCGAGTTCGACAGCATTACCCCGGTTCCCCTCCTGATGGGTGAGTGGTGCACGCTTGATTCCGTCTACAAGCTCGACAGGGCAGGAAACCCTGGCGTGCCTCCTGGCCCGTGGTGTCTCTTTGCGGAGCTCGGACGATCCGATACGCAAGGCATCGCAGAGGGCAAGGCTCCAGTACTGTTCCAGAACAGCTACTGGGCGGAAACCAAGATCTTCGCAGGGCATCCTGTACTCGGTGCCCCGCTGGAGGTTGCGAACGTATCGTACCCGGCCGGCGTGACCCGGTCTGGTCTCCAAACTCATGGTGTTGGTACCAACCCCGTGATCGGCTATGTGACCAAGGTCGACACCGATAACGGCGGCTGGCTCCAGTTCCAGCAGTGCATGTACTAGAGGGAAAGGAGGAACAGAACAATGACAACTAGAGCTCAAGTCCTGAACGACCTGTTCGTCCAGAACCTCGACAGTTACGAGGGCAAGGAGAAGGTCGCACAAGCCGGTGGTACCTTCATCCGAGATCGTCTTCGTGAAGTCGCGTTCTCGCGTCAGGTCATCCCGCCCGAGAACGTAACCAAAGCTGACTGCCAGCGAAGCACGCGGCATGACACCTTGGTCAAGATCATTGACATCGAGCCGCAGAGCAAAGCCATGGCGATCACGTTCCGTGGTCAGCCAAACGCTCGCTTCGTTCGAGGCTCCCGTGCGGAAATCCCCTTCTTCACCATTTCGTCCGAAAAGTTCGAGAAGGTGGAGCAGGAGCTGCTTGCCTACGAGATGCCGATCACTCGCATCATCGAAGACAACAGCGTGAAGGATATCCAAGAGATCGAAGACCGAGAGTTCTTGCTTCACATCGAAGCTGCCGTCCAGGCCATGCAGGCGGACGCGAACGGTGTTGCTGCTGCTCCGGCTCTCAACAACGCTGCCATCAATGGCGCCACTCCTCCGAAAGAGTTCTCGGTCCGCAAGGGCGAGCTCTGCCGGCAGATTGGTGTGGCCGACAACTCGTACATCTGGCCGCTCCAGAGACCCGACCTGGTCAATCTCCACAAGCTGCTGGATGGAAACCGTTTGAGGGCTGAGAAGATCCTCATGACGGAATACGACTTCGACGACCTCAATCAGTGGACTGTCGAGGACTTCGGCTCGAAGCTCGAAGGCGAGACGGCCGTAGACGGATACAAGTACTCCACGCTGCTCGGTCGTGCGTTCGTCCGAACGATCAAAACCGACATTCTGCGTCCGGGGAACTTGTACGTCTTCACGTCTCCAGAGTTCTTGGGCAAGTTCTACGTCCTCAACAACACGAAGTTCTACATCGACAAGATCGCGAATCTCATCACGTGGCAATCGTGGGAAGATATCGCGATGTCGATCGTGAACATCGCTTCGGTGCGCAAGCTGGAGCTCTACTCCGGTGATGCAACGGCACACAATACGGATTCGATCCGTGTTGATGTCACGCCGAAGGACGAGGCCGATCTCGGAGCCGTGAACAACCGAGTCGATGCCGGCTTGGTGTTCCCGCAGGTGAAGGTTTACTAGATCCGCGCCTGCGCTGATCTTCGCGCTACTGAAGGGCGCGGCGTCAATCACCGGCGCCGCGCCCTTCGCTTCTCAGGAGGTTGATCGTGAGCGGAGTGTATATAGTAAAGAATATGTCACGAGATGTCAGAGCCAGGACTTCCCGAGTTCTTTCTCCTGGTCGTGGTGGAACAATCCAACGTATCTGCGGTGGACATATTAGGTTGGGTCGTGGTGATAGCGTAGTTCTGGGCGAAGATCAACTCAAGGCCAACTACGATGAGCTGGCACGACTCCAGAATCGTGGAGTGATCGAAGTACGATACGGTAGTCGTAAAGGCCCACTCGTGGCCTTCAAAGACTACGAACATCAGCCAGAGGTGAAGATCCTCAAAGCTGAGGAGCCTGTAGCCGTTCCAGAAGAAGCGGTGGAGGGCAACGTTGAGCTTGTGATCGAAACCGAGGAGAGCGAGCCGGAGAAGCCCCTCGACAAGATGAACAAGCAGGAATTGATCTTCTATGCAGCCGAAGTGCTGGGAGAGAAGCCTGAGGAGCTGGAGCTGCTCACCAAGAAGCAGATCCTGGAGAAGCTTTCATGATCGTGTACAACCTCACGGATAGGACTCCGCCATGGGAGAAAACATCAAGAACGGCACAACCGGTGAAGCTGTTTGGTAGGCTGATCCCAGCAGGCGAGTTCATGGAGTTCTCTACCTTTCCTCTCCGTGCGGTAACCGGTCTCATCTATTCTCATGTGATCAGCGTGGACAACCTGCCTGAGTGGTATCAGAAGATCGGTGCCGACAAGAGGATGATGGAATCAGAGGCTTCTGTTGAAACCGAGGAGAAGCCAAAGAAACGTTCTCGCAAGAGCAGGGATGATTGATGACGACTCTTCAGGGCATGGACAATCCCCTGATACCGGGGGCCACACAAACGTTCAACGTCTTCGTATCGCAGACACGTCTATTCATGCGGGATTTTCCAGAACTGAATAGACTGGTAGCTGGTGAGGAGTCTAGTGATCGAATGATCGCGTTTGCAGCTACGGAGGCTATGAGCGACTTCAATTCGGAGCCTCCACATCTGGGTTTCTACACCTTCGACATGTTCGTGTCGAAGGGGTGGATACATCCTCTGCGGATTGGTACCATCAACGAACTTCTGCACATGGTAGGGTTGCTTCAGACCAGGAACCATCTTCCTTTTTCGGATGGTGGGCTCAACGTTGCTGTAAGCGACAAGACCCCTCTGCTCCAGAGTTGGATCCAGCTCTTCGGTGCAAAGTGGGAGAACTGGAAGCAGAAGACGAAAGTCGCGCAGAACATCATGGGCATTCTTACCGGAGCTGGTGGTGTGTCTAGCGAGCTGTTCGCCGTCAATGGGTATTTTGGGACATACTATTGAGGTTTTGTATAGTTAGAGGGCATTGACTGAACCTACTAATACGATGTACAGTGCTTCGCTGGAGGTAGATCAGTGGAGCACAACTACAAAGTGGGTTTGCCGGGACAAAAGTTTGGAATGCTGA